GATAAAAAATTTATGAGTATGATGGAAGACTTTTGGCTTCCTAGAAGAGAAGGTGGTAGAGGAACTGAAATCACGACTCTTCCTGGTGGACAAAACTTAGGAGAACTTTCTGATATTGAATATTTTCAAAAGAAACTTTATCGTTCTTTAGGTGTGCCAGAATCCAGAATTGCTGCCGAAGGTGGATTTAATTTGGGACGTTCTTCTGAAATTCTTAGAGATGAGCTTAAGTTTTCCAAGTTTGTCGGACGTTTAAGGAAACGTTTTGCAAATATGTTCAATGATATGTTACGTACACAACTTTTACTTAAAAATGTCGTAACACCAGAAGACTGGGAAATAATGGAAGATCATATTCAATATGATTTCTTATATGACAATCATTTTTCAGAACTTAAAGAAGCAGAACTTTTGCAAAATAGATTATCACTCCTCACAACTGTTGAACCATATATTGGAAAATATTATTCTACAGAATATGTTCGTAAAAGAATTCTTCGTCAAACTGATTCAGAAATTATTGATATTGATCTTCAAATTGATGATGAAATTCAAAAAGGAATACTTCCAGATCCAAATGCTCCTGTTGATGAACTTGGCAATCCAATACCACAAGATAATTCTTTATTGGGTGATGTTCCACAAGAACCAGAAATTGATGGAAGTTCTACCGAAGCTCCAGAAATAGCATAAACATAAATAATCTTATAATGAAAGTAAATTTTATGGAAGAACTTATCGATTTGATTGCGACTGATGGAAAACCATCAGATGTAACTGATAAAATTAAAGAACTTTTATATGCAAAGGCTGCCGAAAAGGTGGATGATTCACGTTCTGAGGTGGCTACATCTATGTTTGCTGAACCTGAAGAAACACAAGAGGAAGAATAATGAGTAGAATTTTGTTGAAGGGAACAGAAATTCAAGTACCAAATACGGTTGGTGCTGGTTCAAGTTTTAGTGAAGCAACTGTTGTTCGTTTAGCAAATCCAAGTGACACTGATTATGTAATTACAGTTTCTGAAACTAATGCTGGACCAACAATTGGTACTTTCACTATGTTGGCAAATACGACAGAACTGTTGGAAAAACAACCAGCACATACTGTTCACGTATCAACCGGTACTGATGTATTGGGAACAAAAGTAGGATTCACAGGATAAACTAATGAAACTCATCACGGAAGAAGTAACAAACGTAAAAATTATTACCGAAGGTAAAGGTGCCGGTAAAAAATTATATATTGAAGGTGTATTTCTCCAAGGAAACATTAAAAACCGCAATGGTAGAATGTATCCTATGGAGACCCTTTCCAAGGAAGTAAAAAGATATAATGAAACTTTTGTAAATAAAGGTCGTGCTCTTGGAGAACTTGGACATCCTGATGGTCCCACCGTCAACCTTGATCGGGTTTCTCACAAAATTACTTCTCTTACTCAAGAAGGAAATAACTTTAGAGGTAAAGCGCAAATTTTAAATACCCCTATGGGTAAAATTGCATCTTCTCTTCTTGATGAAGGTGTTCAACTTGGTGTTTCTTCTCGTGGTGTTGGATCACTTCGTATGACTAATGAAGGACATAGAATTGTAGGAGAAGATTTTCAGTTAGCAACTGCTGCTGATATTGTAGCAGATCCCTCTGCTCCTGATGCTTTTGTTAATGGAATTATGGAAGGAAAAGAGTGGGTATGGGAAGGCGGAATCCTTCGTGAGCAACTTGCAGAAAAGACGCAGAAGAGAATTAATACTCTCGTCGATCAAAAAAGACTTGATGAGCACAAGTTGGACTTGTTCAAGCAATTCCTCTTAGATCTGTAATTTATAAATAAATATAGATTAATACAATAAATCTAAAGAAAATGTCCGTTGGTAGTAATTTACAAGAAATGGAAAACGTAGTAACCAAAGGCGCTGCTGCTGCTGAACCAATGCAATCTCTGTCCACTCAAACACCTGGACAACCTGCAGTGGAAGATCTCGGTGGTCCCACCCCAGAAAACTATAGATCTGATGACGATTCAGCTAAACTGAAAGATCCGGCAAAAACCATTGCTCAGGTCAAGGATGTAGTCAATGCTAAGGCAATGTCTGCAGAATCATCTGAGGAAGAAGGTGAGGTTGTTTCTGAAGAAGAAGAAACTGAAGACGAGCTTGTAGCAGAGCAAGAAACTTCTGAAGATGAAATTGTAGAGGAAGAAACTTCTACTGAAGAAGAATTTGATATCGAAGAAGATGTTGAAGCACTTCTTGCTGGTGAAGAACTCTCTGAAGAGTTCCAAGAAAAAGCAAAAACAATTTTTGAAGCAGCAATTCGCTCTAAAGTTACTGAAGTAAAAGAGCAACTTCAAAATGCTTATGAAGAGCAACTTGTAGAGGAAATTGTTTCTATCAAAGAGAACTTAATCGAGCGTGTTGATGCATACCTTGAGTATGTTGCAGACGAGTGGATGTCTGACAATCAACTCGCAGTTGAGCATGGTCTTAAGACCGAAATGACAGAATCATTCCTTTCCGGAATGAAGCAACTTTTTGAAGATCATTATGTAACTATTCCTGAAGAAAAATATGATGTAATCGAGAGCATGGTAGATAAACTTGATGAAATGGAAGAAAAACTCAACGAGCAAATCGAAAGAAATGTTGCTCTAAATCAAAGATTAGCAGAGTCAGTTGCTGATGTAATTTTTGCTGAAGTCACTGAGGGTCTTGCACTTTCTCAGAAAGATAAACTCGCTTCTCTTGCAGAAAATGTTGAGTTTGATAGTGAAGACAACTATCGTGAGAAACTGGTAACTTTAAGGGAATCATATTTCCCATCGGATACTAGTACTCAAAGAAACAATAGTGAGAATTTATCTGAAGAAACTGATTACACAATTAATGAATCAGTAGGCAGCACCATGGGTGCATATCTTCAGACTCTTCACAGAGTTTCTAAAAAGTGATTTTTAAATTATAAATCAAACTTACTCAATTTTAAAGAGGTAAAAACAAATGCAAATGTTCAATTCGGAACAATTGCAGGAGAAGTGGGCACCACTCTTAGACTACGAAGGTCTTGATTCCATCAAAGATTCTCATCGTAGAGCGGTAACTGCTATCCTGCTTGAGAACCAAGAAAATTCAATTCGTGAGGAAAGAGAATTCCTCATGGAAGCACCAACCAACAGCACTGCTTCCGGTGCTAATCCTGGTCTTGGTGGCGCTACTACCGGAGCTCTTCAAGGTTTCGACCCTGTTCTGATCTCTTTGATCAGACGCTCCATGCCTAACCTCATCGCTTATGATGTCTGCGGCGTTCAACCAATGAACGGTCCTACCGGACTTATCTTTGCGATGCGCTCCCGTTATAAGACTAATGACGGAGCTGAAAACTTCTACAACGAAGTTGATTCCGCATTCTCCGGTCAGGATTCCGGGTTCAACGAAACTGATGGTTTCACCGATGCTTCTGTTGGTCTTGGTACCACTGCTCAAGGTGGAAGCAACCCTTCAATCCTTAGCCCAACCGATCAAAGCACCAACGCTGGTACTGGCGCTAACCAGTACAACGTTGGTCAGGGTCTGAGAACCGATGCTGCTGAAGGTCTTGGTGAGTCCGAGCACTTCAACCAGATGGCATTCTCGATCGAGAAAGTCACTGTTACCGCAAAGTCTAGAGCACTCAAAGCAGAATACAGCTTAGAGCTTGCACAAGACCTCAAGGCGATCCACGGTCTGAACGCTGAAGCGGAACTCGCAAATATTCTCTCCACTGAGATTCTTGCCGAGATCAACCGTGAAGTTGTTCGTACCATCTATAAGACCGCTAAGCCTGGTGCTCAGGCAAACGTTGCTACTTCCGGTACTTTTGACCTTGACGTTGACTCCAACGGTCGTTGGTCTGTTGAGAAGTTCAAGGGTCTTATCTTCCAAATCGAGCGCGATGCTAACGCAATCGCACAAGAGACTCGTAGAGGGAAGGGTAACATCATCATCTGCTCTGCTGATGTTGCTTCTGCTCTTGCTATGGCAGGTGTACTTGACTACACTCCTGCACTCAACGCTAACTTGAACGTTGATGACACCGGCAACACCTTCGCTGGTGTTCTTCAAGGTAAGTATCGCGTATACATCGATCCTTATTCTGCTAACGTTGCTGCTAACCAGTATTACACCGTTGGTTATAAGGGTTCCTCCCCATATGACGCAGGTCTTTTCTACTGCCCATATGTTCCCCTCCAGATGGTTCGTGCCGTTGGAGAGAACACCTTCCAGCCTAAGATTGGCTTTAAGACCCGCTACGGCATGGTCGCAAACCCATTCGCTAAGGGTGCTACTCTCACCAACCCTGGTGTTCTTACCACCAATGCTAACGTCTACTACAGACGCACTAAGGTCACAAACTTAATGTGATATTGTTCACATATTTTTGCAAGGGGGGTTGCCATAGCACCCCCCTTTTTTTATCTAAATACAAATAAAAGATATGGCAACTGCTTTTAATAAACAGATAAGTAATAGGAATTTTTTGTCACCAGTAGGTTTTAAATTCAACCTTGCCAAATATCCGAAAGTATCTTTCTTTTGTAACTCAGCAAGAATTCCAGAAATTACTTTATCAACACTAAATCAACCATCATACTTGAAAAATATTGATATTGCAGGTGGTCTTATTCAGTATGGCGATCTTTCATTGAGATTTTTAGTTGATGAAGACCTTGTGAATTATTCTACAATACATAACTGGATAACGGGTTTGGGATTTCCAGAATCTACACAAGATTATGCAGATTTTATTACAAATGAAAATGGAATAAAAGATCCATTAGAGCAATTTAGTGATGGTAGTCTTCACATACTCAATAGCAACTATAACTCAGTTTCAATTATTAAATTTAAAGATTTATATCCAACTTCAATAACATCATTAGACTTTCAAGCAACAGATACAGACATAAATTACTTTACAGCACAGGTTACTTTCAAGTATACTGTATATAATATGTTATCATCTGACGGAAGAACACCTTTATGAACCTTGAGCAAATTCAGGAGATGTGGCAGAAAGATTCTGTCATTGATCCTGACAACTTACATGATGAATCACTAAAAATTCCCCAACTCCATTCAAAATATTATACCATATATAATACGATTACTCTGTTAAGAGAAAGAGCAAGAGAAACTTATAATCGTGTTAGGTTGGAAAGATATAACTATTATGCTGGAAAGGCACCTGCAGAGGC